CACGGTCTTACTCAAGTCACTAATACTAGCGTCACTTACATTGCTGCTACATGTGCTTCAGTGGACGCTGCAATGGATACTCTCTTTGACATTATTACTACTGCTCTTTCTTCTAATAGCCTTGCTTCCGTAACAAGAACTAATCCAGCTAATCATATCAAGCATATTGAAGGTGAAGAGACTGAGACTATCTTTGCATTCAATAAAGCAAGAGATCTTGCATTATTAGCAGTTGTAAACACTTTACCAACTGGCACATATACATCTATTGCCCCTGTTAAGGATTTCAGTATTACTGTTGATAATGGTGGTTGTACAGACGTTAAGAGTGCTATTACTTCTCTATCGAAGATTCTTACTGATGGTATTGATAATCCTTCTACTGTACCTACAGTTGATATTGGAAATTATCCAGATACCAGAACTGGTACTGCAATAAGTGGACTTACCAATGGTAATGCTTATTATGTCAAATATGTAGATGCAAATACTATTGAACTTAGAGAAACAGTTGGTGCTTCTGCAATTAACCTATCTGCTGTTGGAACAGGAGTTGGACATACACTTAAGCGTTCTATAGATGGTACTAACACTGAATTCCGTGTATTGAACAATAATATTGCAATTTCAACTAAGATCGGTAAAACAGCAGATAAAGATCAGTTATTTGTTATTGCTAATGGTATTGTTCAAAATCCAGCAAATTATAGTTTTGCCAATGATGTTATAACATTTAATCAACCATTACTCAATGGAACAAGTGTTTTCTGCATGTATTATGATCGTGCAGACTATACAAGTAGTTTCCAATTAGATCAGATTGGTGATGAAATTAAGACCTTCGATACTACTAATGGATTAACACCAGGATATGGATACAGCAATGGAACTTATAATAATGTTCCTTTAACAAATAGACTTGGATCTGGATCTGGTGCTACTGCTGATATTACTGTTAGTGGTAAAAAGGTTACTAACGTTGTATTAAATCAAGCTGGTAATGGATATACTCAGGATGATGTTTTAGGTTTATCTGAGATTGGTTCCTCATTAACCGTTAATTATGCACCTTCTGCAGCAACATATACACCAGCAACAGGTGTATTAGAAATGACTATTGGGTCACATACTATGTTGGCCCCAACAACTCATACAGCAACTGGTGCTACTTACGATCCTTGGACAGGTGTAATGACTGTCACTGTTGCTAATCATGGATTTGTTAATGGTGAGAAGGTTAAATTTGATGATAGTGCAATTGTATTCACTTGTACTCATGGTGGTGGTACTCATGCATATCCTCGTGCTACTGACCCTATTAGCAGTAAGTGGATACCTATCTTTGATGTAACTGATAATACTTTCAGTGTACAGGTTTTAGATACTATTCCATCAACAAATACAACAGTACATACGTACTCATCAGCTGTAACTAATGCAATTAAACATGCTAAGTCTTACATTAGAATTGCAAACAATGCTCTAATCTTTAGTTGTACTGAAGGTGCTGGTAATCATACCTATCCAAGAACAACTGACCCAGTTGGAAATCTATTGGATATTCCAGTTGATGCTGTAGCTGCAACTACTATTACAGTTAACGCACTTAATGGTACTGCTGCAACTAATACTACTACTCACACATTCCAAGGTTTAAGTACATATCAGTTCCAACCAACTCATGTTGAGTATATACCAGCAACAGGTGAGATGATGGTAACTGTTGCAAATCATGGAATGGATGCTGGTGATAGAATTAAATTTGCTGATAATTCTTTAACATTCACATGTTCTAAGGATAATAATACTACTAACCATACATATCCTCGTCCATCTGACCCTGTTACTGGTGCTTGGTTAACCATTACTGATGTAAAGACCGATACATTTAAAGTTAATGTCGGAGAGAATCATAGGTTCCAATATACACCTACTGCCTCCACATACAATCCTACAACTGGTGATCTATCATTAACAATTGGATCTCATGGATTATTAGCTCCAACTACTCTCAATCCAACTAATGCAGCATATGTCCCTGCTACTGGTGTATTGACTCTAACCTTAACTGGTCATTCTCTTAAGAATGGAGATAGAGTTAAAATTGCTGATGGTGCTATTAAGTTTAACTGTAATATGGATGGTGGTACTTCTATTAAGTCTTACCCAAGAACTACTGATCCTTATAGTGGTAAATTTATAGAAGTCTTTAATGCACAAACAAATACTTTTGATTTACAAGTTGGTGCTTCTCCAGTTGTTAATCATGATGTAACAAACGCAACATATAACCCAACATCAGGTGATTTAGTCCTAACTATTAAAGATCATGGATTAGTTACTGGCGAGAGTATTAAGATCGCTACTAACTCATTGACATTCCGTTGCAACTATCAAGGTGACAATTACACGACTGATAAGACATATCCTCGGTCAACTGGAGCGTCCACTGGAAACGGTGCCGACTACGCCTATGACACTGCAATTGCTATCACAGCAACAACTACTGATACCATTACGGTCAATGTAAATGGTGGACAGGGAGCGACTACTGACATCACCCCACATACTTGGAATGGTGGTACTGCATCTAACGCAGTGCAAAGTGGTGGTAATTACACCCATACGTTCTCCTCTATTGATGCTAATTGCTTAGTTCAGGCACAAGATATAGTAACCATTGATGAGAATGGGTTAATCTTTACTTGTGAGATGGATGGTAAGGCAACTAATCATGCATATCCAAGGAAGTCTGATCCTGCATATAAGTCTGCACTTGGCGTTTCTGCCGTTACAAGCGATAGTATTACGGTTAACGTTGGTAAGACATCAAATAAAACTTATACCCCTTCTAACGCCATATACGAACCAACTACAGGTTCTATGGAGTTGGTTATTGGTAATCATGACTTATCTGCTGGACAAAGTATTAAATTGGCAGATGGTGCTGTAAGTTTCAGTTGTAAAAAGGATGAGCACTTTACTGTTAAGAGTTATCCAAGAACAGATACTTCTGCACATAAATTAACTTCTGTTGCTTATACCCCTGATAATGGTGTAATGACAATTACATCCGCCAATCATGGAATGGTTAATGGTGATTGGATTAAGCTTAAGAAAGAATCCATCACAATGACCTGTGATCTTGATGGTAATACTTCTAAGAAGCAATATCCAAGATCTACTGATCATGCATATGATAGATGGTTGAAAGTATCAAATGTTACGACTAATACCTTTGATGTAATTGTTCTTGATGATATTCCATCTAGCAATACTGATAATCATATATTTGTAGAAACACCTAAGCTGACTCCACATTCTGTGGATTATGATGCAACGACAGGTGTGATGACTGTCCAGAATAATAGATTTAATGTATCAAATGCTGTATATACTCCTACAAGTGGAGATTTAGAATTAACTATTGGTGCTCATGATCTAACTACTCTCAATAAGATTAGAATTGCTGCAAATTCACTACAGTTTAGTTGCCCAGCTGCAACTGGAACTCATACGTTTGTTAGCTTTACTGGAGCAGTTACAGATAATTTAAGTCAGCAATATATTCCTTCAACAGCAACATATACTCCTTCGACTGGTGATCTTGTAATGACATTGCCACCTGGTCATGGATTAACTACTAGCAATCAGATTAATATTCCAGATAATGCTTTTGGTTTCTCATGTGATGCTGATAATCATGCAACAACCCATACATATCCTCGTGCAACTGACCCTGCCAGTGGAGCTGCTTTACCAATCTCCACTGTTAGTGGTAATGATATAACTGTAAATGTTGGTGCATCAACCAGCACAACCAGCACATATCCTCGTGCAACAGGTGCAAATACAACCAGTGGTGCTGATTATGCTTATGACAATGATCTATCAATCACTGCTGTAACTGCAACAACAATCACTGTAAACGTTAATAAGACAACTACTACTCCTATTAGTATCAGCTCTGCTCATACATTCCAAGGTGCAACTTCAAATTGTATACATCTTGCTCATGGATTAGAGAATGGAGATGCTATTACAATTGATGATAATTCAATATCACTTAACTGTACTCAGGGATTGGATACTAAGACATATCCAAGACCAAGCGTAGCAACTTATACTGCTGCAGCTCCTGTTTCTACTAAGGATGTATCTACTGCAACATATGATGCTGCTACAGGTGCTTTAGTACTTACTATTGGATCTCACTCATATACTGCTCCTACCTCTCATCAAGCAACTAATGCCTCTTATAATTCCTCTACAGGTGTTATGAGTCTTACCATTGCTAATCATGGATGGGATAATGGAGATTACATTAAGATTGATGATAATGCATTGAGCTTTACTTGTGATTATGGTGGAGGTACTCACACATATGTTAGTGGTACTGTTAATGCTGCAATTACAGATAATACATCTGCTACTCATAATGTTACAGACGCTTCTTATGACCCCATAACTGGAAATTTGGTACTAACTATTGGATCACATAGTTTAACTACAAGTAATACAGTTACTGTTGGTGCTAATAAGTTAGGATTTACATGTACTGAGGATAATAACGCTACTGCTCATTATTATCCACGTACAACTGATCCAGCATATAATACTGCAATTGCAATTACTGCTGTACAAGCAACAACAATTACAGTTAATGTTGGAATTAGTTCTGGAACAAATACTTATCCTCGTACTTCTGACCCAATTAGCGGTGAATGGGTACAGATCCGTAATGTAACTACAAATACATTTGATATACAGGTTCTTGATAAGATTCCTTCAACAAATATTGCTAATCATACATTTGTATCTTGTACTGCTACTGGTATTAAGAAAGCAAATCAAGTAAGAGTTCTACCTAAGTCATTGCAATTTACATGTGCAATGGATGGTGGAGTTGCTACTAAGGCATATCCAAGACCTTCAGATCCATTCTACGGTAGAGGAATGCCTATCACTGCTGTAGGTGGTACAACTATTGATCTATATTGTGGTAAGTCACCTATTGTAAATCACACTGCAACTGGTGGTACTTATGATCCTACTACAGGTTCATTGACATTAGAAATTGGTGCTCATAGTCTTAAAGCACTACAAACAGTTAAACTTACAAACCAAGGATTCACATTCCAGTGTGCTAAAGACAATTATACAACTGACCACCAGTATCCTCGTGCTAATGGACAAGGTGGAGCAACAGGTGATGATCCAGCATACAATACTGCTATTACCATTACTGGTGTAACTGATACTTCAATTACATTAAATGTTGGTATATCTCCAGATACTTCTGTTCATAGATGGAAGCCTGGATTTACTGCAACTAATGCAATTCAAAGTGGTGGTGGATATGCTCATACTTGGTCTAATGCTGCTGGTAATGGAGATGCTGCCGTAATGGATGGTGGTACCCAGTATTATGCAGATACAGGTATTCTTAGTGTTAAGACCACTGCTAATCACCTTATCAATGAGGGTGATTGGATTAAATTGAATGATGGTGCAGTAACCTTAAGTTGTGATCAGGATAATTATGCAACTAATCACGCATATCCTCGTACTACTGATCCTATAAGTGGTAAGTGGGTACAAGCTTTCAATTGTGGACAAGATAGATTTGAGGTTAATATTTTAGAAGGAACTGCTCCTACTAATGTAACTCCTCATAAGTTTGTTTCTGCAGTTACTGATGCTATTACATTAAAGGATCCTGCTGCTCAACAGACTCCATTGGTAGTATCTAATGTAACCTCTAACACATTTGATGTTCAGGTATTAACTAAGACACCTTCAACTAATACAACTACGCACAGCTTTGTTACTGCTCTTGATAAGAGTATTACTATACTACCTATTAAGAAGAAGGTTGATCCATTCTATGATACTGCTTTAAACATTAGTGCAACAACATCAGATTCTATTACTGTTAATGTATTGAATACTGGTAGATCTACTAGTGTATATGCTCATAAGTTCCACTCTGCACTTGCAAATTCAGTCATTACTGGTGGAAATTATACTCATAAGTTTAAATCCGCTAATGCTGGTGCAGTTAAGACGGGTGATAGACATTCCTTTGTTTCTGCAACTGCAACTGCTGTAGAGAGAGCAATTGTATCTACAGGTGTATATGAATATGATAAACTTGCTGATGCTTCAAAATTAATCCGTGATAACCTTGAGTTTATCGCAACAACTGCTTATGGAAGAATGTTGGCAACTGATCCATCATTTGTAGTCCCAAGTTATAGTAAGTGTATTCGTGATACTAAATTAATCATTGATGCTGTTGCAGATAATATTGAATATGGTGGAAATGATGCTATCTATGATGCTGCCATTTACTATGCCAGTGCTGGACCTCTAACTGGTGAGGAAGATGAGACTGTAATAGTATTCAATGCTGCCAGAGATATTTGTCGTGAGGTAATGAGAAATATTGTTGTTTCTACTAACAATTTCACGATTGGTACTCAGGTTAGAGATTTGACAATTACTAATGATAGTGGGAATACAACTTATGATACTAATGACTGCCAAGATGTCGCTTCTACCATCACAACTCTCTTTGCTATTGCTACTACTGCTGTTGGTACTACAAGTGGTGGTCCTGGAAATCTCAATAGTGTTACTAGGACTAAGAGTGGTGCTCCTGACTTCCAAATCAAAGTGGGTACTGTAAACTTTGATGGTTCTGATACAACATTCACTGCTCAGGTTGGTGGATCTACACAATTATTACCTGCGTCTGATAATTTCTTAATATTCTTGAATAGTACACTTCAGAAGAAAGGAAGTACCGCTTCTTACACATATACTGGAAGTACACTAACATTTACTGAAGCACCTTTACCTGGAATGGACTTCTATGGGTTCTACTTTGGTAAATTACAATTACTTGATGATCTTGCTCCTTATTTTGATAGTGCTAAGAAAACATTTACTATGAAGCAGGATAATGAACCTGTTTCTTTGGAGAGTGATAATGCTGCTGTTGTAGCATCAAATAATTTGATGATCTTCTTAAATGGAGTATTCCAAGAACCAGGAGTGGCATATGATTTGAGAGGTTCTATTATTGAGTTTACTGAAGCACCAAGAGCTGGATCTGATATTACAGCATTCATTTATACTGGATCTGCTGAAGACGTGTTTGTCAGCAATACATTTAACTCTCTTGATCCTAATGATAGATTACAAATTTTAAGTGAAGGTAGTGATCGTAGAATTGCAACTGTTTCAAGTTCTACTTCTATTGATAGTTATGAGTATGCTGGATTAAGACCAACTCCTGCTGAATTCGTTGCCATTGTTAATAATGGTGTGGTCACACAGGTTAATATTACTAATCCAGGTTCTAATTATGAAGTTGCACCTATTCTTTACTTCCAAGGTGGAGAAGGTAATGGTGCAGCTGCAGAAACAACTATTGAAGTTGGAAGTGGTAAAGTCACTGGAGTTATTAATTTGCAGGGTGGAAGAGATTATGTATCAATTCCAACTGTTCTTCCAGTACACCCAGTACATGTTGAAAGAAAAGAGAGGAATAGAATTATTTCTGATTCTAATATGCTCGCTAATTCTTATCTTGCATCAAATATTAGTAATGTAGATACAACTATAACTTTAGAGAATGTTTGGTATGATGTTACTCAGAAGAATGGTTTCCCTGATGAAGCGGAAGTTCTTATTCCTTACTTTGATGCTGTCAAAGGATGGACTTCAGAGAGAATTCTCTATGGTGCAAAGAATACATCTGCTAATACTCTTACAGTCGCAACAGGCGGTAGGGGATATGGTGGAACTGATGCAGTTGCACATAGTGTCCTAACAGGAACTTATGCAGTTAATCAAGATTCTTTATCATTAACAGTAACTACAGGTAGTGCTCATAATTTGAGTACTGATATGGAGTTCTATTTGAAATTCACTTCTGGAACTAATGTTAACCAGAATGACGCACTTAATTATGCAACATACGTTCCACCAAGCGGAACTTACAAAGTAAGTGTTACTTCTGGAACTGCGTTTGTGATTACACTTCCAGAATATTTGAGAAGAGATAACCCATCTACTGCAGGTCAGTACTTGGATACAAGTTATCCAAACCCAATTAGCGGAAACGTCTCACTTCTTCCAGAAGTTCGTCTAAGATCATTATAAATAACCAATAAAGCTTACAAGGCATGGCATTAGTCACTGATAAATTTAGAATATACGCCGCCGAGAGCTTCAGAAACACTCTGAATAGCTCAAATAAAGTGTATATGTTCGTCGGTAGGGCGAAAACCTGGGGATCATCTGATGTTCCACCTACTAATGAGCCTATCGACAGTTTTGAATATGCGCGAACTGTTTATGGTGATTCTGTAGGCTTTAAACGTGTTGATATATCTGATACTGCTCTTGTAGTACCTAGAGTTGATTGGACTGATCCCACTAAAACAACTGGTGGAGTTGGTCGTACATATTCAATGTACAAGCCAGATTATGCTCCTACAAAAACCACTGCAAATGGTGCATCCAGATTATATGATAGTAACTTCTATGTAATGAACTCAGACTTTAATGTCTATAAGTGTCTTTATAATGGTCAAACTCCTGAGTATCCAAGAGGAAGACCCTCTTTGGTAGAACCAACAGGAACTTCAACTACTATCATTGAAACCTCAGATAGTCCTGGTGTGTACTCCTATCGTTGGAAGTACATGTATACTATCGACGCTGATAACATTCTAAAGTTTGTTACATCTGAGTTTATTCCTGTTCTTACCAACAGTCTTGTAAAATCAGCAGCAAGTGCTGGTTCTATTGACACTGTTGTTATTGAGAATGCAGGATCTGGATATAATAATGGTACATATACCAATGTCCCCATTCGTGGAGATTGGTCTATTAATGGTGGTACACAGGCACTTTGCACTGTGACTGTTGTTTCTGGATCTGTTTCTGCAATTACTATAACTCAAGCAGGTGCTGGATATAGTTTTGCTTCTATTGATGCCAGTTTGATAAGTAATATAGGTAATGGTACTGGTGCAGTCCTTGATGTCGTAATTCCACCTAATAGTGGACATGGTGCTGATGTTGTCAGAGAGTTAGGATCTTATCGCTTGATGTTTGCTAGTAAGTTAGAAACTACTAGCGCATTTATTGATTTCCCTAATGATCTATCTTATAGAAGGGTTGGATTGGTATTAAATCCATATGATTACAATACAACCACTGTTTGTACTCAGAATACAAGATCTGCTGTTAAAGCAATGATCTTCCCTCAGGCAGGTACTGGTACTCCTTCTGGTGCTTTTCAACCAGGAGAGTTGATAACACAAACTTCAACAGGTGCAAAGGGATTTGTAGTTTCCTACAATTCCACAACTAAAGTATTGAAGTATTATCAAGATTCAGTTGATGGTGTGATTAATGGAAACATAGTTGCATTCTCTGGATCAAATCAGATTACAGGTAGTACAACTGCATACACAGCAACACCTGATGCAACTTTTGGAACATCTTCTGTTCCACTTTCGCAGATAACCATTGGTGTTTCTGTATACGAGTTAGGTTTAAGTTTCATAACTGGTTATGCTAACCAAGAGATTGAAACTAACTCAGGTGAAATACTCTATATTGATAACAGGATCCCAATCACAAGATCAGCGGATCAAAACGAAGAGCTCAAAGTAGTAATTGAATTCTAAATGGCACAGAATACGAACCTGAATATAGCTCCTTATTACGACGATTACGATTCGAGTAAGGGGTTCCTAAAAGTACTGTTTAAGCCAGGGTATCCTGTCCAGGCTAGAGAACTTACTACCCTTCAGAGCCTGCTGCAAAATCAGATAGACACATTCGGTCAGGGTGTTTATAAGGAAGGAGCAATGGTAGTCCCAGGTGGGATTACACTGAATAATGATGTTCCTTGTGTTCTTATACAAAATAGTTACCTTAACTTAGATGTAGAACTTTATAGATCTGCTCTTGATGGTCAGATTATTAAGGGATCTACCTCAGGTGTTCGTGCTCGTATTCTATTTTCTATTAGTGCTACTACATCAATTAAAAACAATATTACATTCTACTTAAACTATTTACAGAAGGCAGACGATAATGTCACGACTACGTTCACTGACGGTGAGACTTTTACTTGTGAAAGTGATATTACTTACGCCTCTACAACTATTGCTGCTGGAACGCCTATTGCACAGCTCTTAAACTCTGCATCTAATGATAGAGGATCAACTGCAAACGTTGGTTCAGGTGTGTACTATGTTAGAGGATATTTTGTTCCTGTAAATGAACAGACTCTAATTTTAGACCAATATGGTACTGAACCTTCATATAAGGTTGGTTTAAAGGTAGAAGAAAAGATTATTACTGCTGATGAGGATGCGTCTCTCTACGATAATGCAATCGGTAGTACAAACTTCTCTGCTCCAGGTGCAGATAGATTTAAGATTAATCTAACCTTAGTTAAGAAGTTAACCACAGATCCTAACTCTGCTGACTTCATTGAACTTTTAAGAACAGATACGGGTAAGATTGAAAAGAAAGTAGTTAGAAGTACTTTAGGTCATATTAATGATATTCTTGCTACCAGAACTAAAGAAGAATCTGGAGATTATTACGTTAAGAAATTTACCGTAACTGCAAGAGAAAATCTTAATGATGGATTTAATAATGGTGTATATGAATCAGGTGCTACCACATCTGATGGTAATACTGCGGCTGAAGAAAATATTTCTATCCAATTATCTGCTGGTTCTGCATATGTTGGTGGATATAGAACTGAAAGGTTATCCACAACTTATAAAGATGTAGAAAAACCAAGAACTTTTGAAACTATACTCAATCAGTCTGTTTCATCTGACTTCGGTAATTATGTCTTAATGACAAATTCCCACCAGGCACCTGATTGTTATGAGACTATTGAACTTAGAGATGAAGTAACTGCAACACCAGGTACTCCAACAGGTACAGTTATTGGTAAAGCAAGAGTAATTAACTTTACTCAGCATTCTGGTCTTGCTGCATTTTTAACAACAAATGTCTATAGAGCATATTTAATTGATAGTCAATATTATACAAGGGTTAGTTTAGGTGCTGGTTCTGGTGTAACTTGGACAGCTGGTAGATTTGTTGTTGGTAGAACTTCAAAAGCTACTGCTATTCTGGCAGCAGGAAGTAGTACAACTGGATATTTAACTAATGTTAATGGTACTTTCCAAACTGGTGAATTAATAGATTATGATGAAGCTGCTTCAGCTGGAAACGGTGGACTTAGTGGTACTCGTACAATTTTGGCAATTAAGAAATATGCTGTAAGTGATGTAAAATCTTATGCATATGCTTCTGGTGGTGGTACTTCTGATGCAGTATTAGACCAAAAAGTTGCACTCCCTGGTTCTGGTCCAATTATTTCAAGTCAAAGTGGTACAGGTACTTCTCAGACTGCTACTATAACTGCAACTCTTTCTAACTATAATATTCAATTAAAGATTGGAGATATTGTTGAATTTTCAAATAATAACTTAGCACATAAGTGTAAGGTCACTAGTGATCCTAGTAACTATTCATTCAACATTCAAAAAGTTGAAGCTGGTGCTGGTAATATGGCTAATGGTGCCATTAACAGCTCTATTGTAAGAGCACGTCCAGAAGTTAAGGATACTGATAGAAAAACACTCCTTACACCTCTTGGATATAAGTCAGTAAAGAATACTAATAATAACAATACTCAGAACCCTGCTGGATACTTTAGAAAGACTGTTGCAGCTGGTGCTGTTGTTAGTGCTGGAGGTGAAGCAACCTTTACTGCAGGATCTGGATTATTATTCCAACAGTGTAATGATATTGATACCTTTGTAATTAGTGTTGTTGGTTCTGGTGGTAATGATGGTCATATCATAGAAGCACCTAGTTTCCCAGGTGGTACTGATACTACTGATGTTGGTAGTGTAGTTGTTTCTGGTTTAACTTCTGGTGATACTGTAACAGCAACTGCTACAGTATATGCTGCTGATAGATCTGCAAAAACAAAAACTACTGAAAGGATGAAGATCCTTAAATTGGATGATACTATTAAATCATCTTATAATGGATTGACGAATGCTGCTGGTTATGGATCAAGAGTAGAGGATCCTCGTATTTCTCTTGGTTGTGGCGATGTATTTAAGATTAAAGCAATTCTTGAATCTACAAGTGCTGCTGCTCCTGTAATTCCTAATTTCCAATATACTAATCTACTTGGAACTCTTTCAGTTGATGATGTCATCACTGGAGATACTTCTGGATCAAGAGCTAGAATCGTATCTACAACAAGTAATTACATATATTTCATCCCAATAGAAGATGATGTATTTACTAACGGTGAAACTATTACTGCTCCTAATGCTACTTTAAAAATTCAGACAGATAGTATTGTTGTAGGGTCTACTGATATAAGTGATAACTTTGACCTTGATGATGGTCAAAGAGATCAATTCTATGATTATTCTTCTCTTGTTAGAAAAGCTGGATATGCAGCACCAACACATCAAGTTTTAGTAATCTTTGACCGTTTCCTTACTACTTCTGGTATTAATCCATATACAGTAGATTCTTATGCTGCTGCAGATTATAAGATTATTCCAGGATTTGAAGGATGGCAGCTAAGAGATTGTGTTGATTATCGTCCTATAGTTCCTGAAGTACTTACTGGTGCTGGATCTGTATCATCACCATATACTTTAAGTCAAACTACATTCTTTGATTTTGATAATAGAGCATTTACAGGTAACTTAAATGGTATACCTGGAGAAGGTGATAGTACTATTTTAAGCTTACAGCATTATCTTGGAAGAGTCGATAAAGTTTTCTTGGATAAGAAGAGTGAAACTCTTATTGTAAAGGGTGCTCCTTCTACTCAACCAGTTCCTCCAGATGATATTGATGATGCTATGTTATTGGCAACAGTAACATATGAGCCATATGTCTTCGATGTTGATGAAGATATCAGAATTACTGAGACAAATTATAAGAGATATACATTTAGAGATATTCAAGGTTTAGAAGATAGAATTAAAACACTTGAATATTATACTCAACTTTCGTTGCTTGAAGGTGAAACTGCAAGCATGGAGATTAGAGATGTTAGTGGTCTTAGCAGGTTTAAGAATGGATTTATTGTAGATAATTTTGCTAGTCTCGCTACCAGTGATACCTTACATCCAGACTATAGGGTGTCATTAGATTTTGAAGAGGGTCAGTTAAGACCAGCACATTATACAACACAACTTCCTTTGACATATGGTACTGGATCTTCTAATGTACAACAAACTGACGATATAATAACACTTCCATACTCATCTACTGTTCTTATAAATCAGCCTTATGCATCGGCTGTGGAAAACGTTAACCCATTTAACGTGTTTACTTATGTTGGTGATATTGAATTATATCCAGAAACTGATAACTGGGTAGATACTAAAACATTAGATGCTATTCAAGGTCCAACAATGGAAGGAAACTTCCTAACGACTGTTAGAGAATATAATGCTGATCAGAATGGTTTCTCTCCTATTCATTGGAATGCTTGGAAGACTACTTGGACAGGTACTAGTACTACACGTAAGGTAGGATCATGGAGAACTGATGGTGGTAAGGGTAGAAGATTGCAGCGTAGAACTGTTACTACTACAACTAAGACAACTACTAGACAAACAAGAACTGGTATCAGATATAGAGTAACTCCAGTCATTGAGACACAATCTCTTGGAACTAGGGTTGTTTCTGTTGAGAATATCAAACTCATGCGTTCAAGAAATATTGAGTTTGCTTGCCAGAAGCTAAAACCAAGAACTAAGTTCTATGCTTTCTTTGATGGTATTGCACTTCCTAAGAAACTTATTACTCCAAAGGTAATGGGTATTGTTAAGGATCCAGCTACAGATTCTCAGACTAATAGTATTCCATTCCAGATTGGCGAGACAGTTTATGTCAAGAAGGGAAATGGTAAGTTTAGATTTAAGGCAAAAGTTTCAGCTCCAAATGAGCATTATAGTATTAATCCTCTAGATGGATCTGATATTAGTGCTACTAGTGATTATACATCAAACCTATCTTTCATTAATATTGATACTCATTCTTTAGGTGATCAAGCAAAAGGTAACTACTATGGATCTCCAAAGATTAATGATTATATCATAGGTGAAACTTCTGGTGCTATTGCTAAAATTTCAAGTAAGGATATGATTACCGATAAGAAAGGTAATCTTAAGGGATCCTTCTTTATCGATAATCCTAAATCAGACTCTAGTCTTAAGTTCAAGACTGGTAGTAAATTATTCAGATTAAGTGATTCTTCTACTGATAGTAAGGTTCCTGGTGTATCTGATTCTAGCGGTGAAGCAGAATTTACATCATCTGGTTTATTACAGACAACTCAAGAGACACTCATTTCAGTCAGGAATGCAAGGGTCACTTCTGAGGAAATGAAGGATGCAAGAACCTTAACCAGTACTACGAAGAGTAAATCTGAAGAGACAAGATGGCACGATCCACTTGCTCAAACATTCTTAGTTGATGATTCTGCTCTTGAAGGTGGAGTATTCTTAACTAAACTTGAATTATTCTTCTTCACTAAAGATGCAGAGATTCCAGTTTCTATTGATATTAGAACAGTTGAGAATGGAACTCCAACACAAACTATTCTTCCTTTCTCTAAAGTAGTTAAGGATGCTGCAGATGTATTCACATCAGATGATGCTTCTAAGCCAACTACATTTACCTTTAAGGCACCTGTATTCATACAAGAAAGAAAAGAACATGCTATTGTAGTTACTTCAGACTCCAACCAGTATAAGGTATTCATCTCATTACTTGGTAAGGATGCTATTGATGCTGCACATGCTGGTGAGAAGATATCTGAACAGCCATATATCGGTGTACTATTCAAGTCACAGAACGCATCTACTTGGACACCTTCTCAGTATGAAGACTTGATGTTCAAGATCTATAGAGCAGACTTTACTTTACCATCAACAGCAGCACCTTCAAGACTTGTTTTGGAGAATGCACAGCTTGGTGAAACTAATGGTGGATCTTTAAATCTCTTTACTAATGCAATTCAAACTACTGCAGCAAGTAATCAGATCAGAGTATTCCATTCTAATCATGGTATGCAAGATAATGATAATTATCTCAAGATGGAAGGTGTAATCTCTGAGGTTGCAGATACAGCAATTAATAATGGTAGTGGATTAAGTGCTACTGGTACTTCTTTAGTGGTTGATGATGCAAGTCAACTTCATACTGAAATTAATGGTAATCCTATAAGTTCTTCAAACCTTGGTTTCCTTAAAATTCTTGGATCTCAAGCAGATGGAAGTGGGGATGAGATTGTTGCATACCAAAGTATTAGTACTAATACTATTACTCTTCATGCCAATGGTAGAAATCATAATGGTTCATCTGGATCTACTACTGGTAAGGCACATGCTGATAATGCTATAGTTCAATGTTATAACCTTACTGGTATACCTTTAACTAAGATCAATACCACTCACAACAGTAGTACAGGTGGAGTTGTTAGTATTAATAGCCCACATAGTTACAACTTAAATGTTGGATCTGCTGCATCTACAAGTATTAAATGTGGTGGACCTGCTATTACTGCTACTCAGAATATTCCATGGGATGTTCTTACTCCACAGATACGTAGTCAGGTAGAACCTCAGACTTCTATTGTTTCAAGAGTTAAGGGAACTAGTGGTACTTCTTGTGGACCAGTTCCTGCTGGAGAATCTTTAGAAAATTCATTCGTTAAAGATGTTGCTTATTCTGATGTTACAATTGGTGAAGAGAATTATTTCATGGGAACCAAGATTATTGCTAACCAATTGAATGAGATTAACAATATGAGTAGTCAGAAATCATTCACTATGGAAGTGGATATGAGTTCTGAAGTATCTCATCTATCTCCAGTAATTGATTTAACACAGTGTGCAATCATCACAACAGCAAACGTTGTTAATAACATAACTCCAAGTGCTACTGTTGGTGGTGAATGTGCTGCTAATTATTTAACTAAGGTTGCAAGATTGGAGAAGACTGCATCTGGTCTGAAAGTTATGCTCGCTGCTAATACATGGAATCAAGGAAGTGTTGTGGTGATGTATAAGTTGGTACCTGCTGGTTATGCTGGTTCTCTTGATGATTTAGAATTTAGATTCTTCAATACTACAGGTATACCAGATAGCGGAGTAATGATTCCTCAGAATGATCTGGATACATTTACTGATTATGAATATACTGTGGAAGATACTGATGACTTTGATTCATTCCAGATTAAGATTTCACTTCTCAATTGGAATCAGCCATATATACCAAGAGTTAGAGATTTCAGAGCAATCGCTCTTGCATAATGAAAGAAGATATTATTGAACTGATCCCTGTCGATGGCCATAATGCCCTCGGTAGGGATCCTTTATCTAATGCTATAGTCAATACTGATACTACTGGGTATGAGGCATACATTAAAGCTCGTGCACAGGCAAGAAAGAAAGATAGAGATCTTGCTGATTTGAGAAGCGAGGTTGATCAATTAAAAGATCTTGTAAATACTTTAGTTCAAAAGCAGGATAAATAGAGTTAAGCTAAATAATATAGGAAATTCTTTAGAGAATGGCTAGTGCTGTATCCAACCTGCTGATATACCAAGGTTCTGATTTCATTATCGACTTCAATATTGAAAACGATAACGGAACAGTATTCAACCTAACTGGATATACAGTAGCTTGCAAGATTAAAAAACACTACACAAGTAGTAGTTCAACAACGGTGACAGCGGCGATTTTATCCCCTGCTACTGCTGGACAGATTCAACTATCTCTAACTAATGGACAAACGGCCGCAATGAAGTCAGGTCGTTACGTATATGATGTCGTTATTACAGCAACTTCTGGTATAAAATCCAGAGTTCTGGAAGGTTCAGTAAGCGTACTTGAGGGGGTAACTGTCTAATGGCAAGACTCAGATTTGGAGATCAATCAGTTCCAAGGGTAACACGGGTAGCCACAGGTGGCGGCGGTGGTACTATTGGTGGTATGTCTGATGTAGATCTGACAGATACATCTCAAGGTGGACTAGCAAACGGTGCAGTGCTAGTTTATTCTGCAGCTGACACAAAATTTGTACCAACAAATGTATTGAACGACGTAACTATCAACGGGGGTAGCTTCTAATGGCATCAAATATACTCATTAAAAGGAGTACTGGATCAGTCGCACCAGGCACCATTACATATGGTGAAATAGCACTTACTATAGGTGCAAATGGAACTCAAGCAAATGCTGGAGACCGACTGTTTGCGGGGGATAATAACGGTGCTGCTCAAATAGTTGGTGGTAGATACTTCTGTGACATGTTAGATCATGTCCATGGTACTCTAACCGCATCCTCTGCTGTTATTGTGGACAGTAACTCAAAGGTAGATACTTGGAATGTTGATGATATCTCTCTTGATGGTAACGTCATTACAACATCCACAACAGATGCTGACCTCATCTTCCGTGCAGATGGCACAGGTAAACTGGTTATTGAAGATGGACAAGAATTAGAATTTGGTACTACAGGAGATGTAGAACTCTCATTCAATGATTCAGACGCAGTTTTAGACATTAAGCGTGTAGCAGGAACCCCCGACTTGCGTATCGCTGATGATATGAAACTAAACTTTGGTAATACAAAGGATGCTTCTATAAGATATGACGAGGATGTCTCTGACAAGATCCAAGTAGAAGGTGCTGATTGGAACTTTGCTACAGGTGTTCTACTAAA